AGTCGCTAATGGAAGGTTAAGAGTAAGTGTAACGCGATCTGGCCCGTTCTCGCCGGGTTCAACATCTATACCCACAATGCGATAAATAGAAGCAGATCCAGTAGCAGGAAGAACGCCACCATCTGAATAGACCGTAGCCGTATTAGTTGGGGTAGCGCTTAGTCCACTAGGGAATCGGTCATCGTTAATAAGAACCTTGACTTGATCGCCCACGCCGTAAGTGCCAAGGTAAGGATCAACATAACTAGGAATAACAATCTGCATGGTTGTTGGTGGATATCCAATAGCCAGCAACTTGCCAATAGTGGTTTGCTTGAGAAGATCGGTGCTGACAATATCAATAAGATTGACATTTTCTTCAAGTAGAGGCCAAGTATTAGAACCGTAAATCTTAGAGCGATCGTAGTAATTAGAAATCAAGCGGTTGTTGTTTGCGCCATAGCCCAAGCCGTACACATTGTTACCTACGCGGGAAGCATCTTCGGTATAAGAATAAGAAACAATATTGCCAGGAAATTCAAAGTTCAGAGAACCGTTAAGCGCGGCATTGTAAGAAGCGCCAAAAGTAGGAGTTCCTGCAACTAATTTATTGTAAAGTTGTCCGCCAATAAGATATGGCTTAATAAGGAAATCAAAGAATGTCGAGCTAGTGGCTAGATCTTTCCATGCCTGATAAACGCTCTTAATTTCAAAGTCAAAGAATGTGCGAATGGCAGTACCGCTAGATGAAGATGGCCCTAAATAGGTAACGCCGATATTTCCGTGACTGCTTGCGTTAGCCCCAGTTAAAAGATCGCTAAGCATGGTAAGCGGATCAATGCCAACACCTGTGCTGATGTTGCCATAGACAAGACCGCCACTACCAGTACCGCCAGCATTTGTCTGGTAATAACTAGAGCCTGTGAACTTGTAGATACGGCGATGCTGATAATAGGAGAGCATTTCCTGAGCGTTGATCTTCATTATCTGAGATTCAGAGTCATACTCTCTGTTCCAGATAACGCCAGACCAAACAGGAATACCACCATGCAAAACCCAAAGAATTACTTTGCCGGGCGTTGTTCCAGCCTCAACATTGAGGTTTGCCGAATTAACACCTGAAAGAAGCAACTCACCAGAGAACGCGCCAATACTTGATAACTGAGAAGTAAAGTTCACACGCGTAAATGGCAACTCAGCAATGATCGGATTAGGAGTAGATCCTGACTGATACAGTTGAGTTGTTACATAGGTGTAATCGCTAATAGCCATTAGATGTAAGCGTTCCTATATGTAATAGCCATAGAGCCAAGGGTACTAGACCAAGTAGGTGCGTAGTTTGCGGCGATAGATAGCCAGCCCTGAACCGTATTACCTGAAGTCACATTATCAAAATATGCCAAAGTATTACGAGCTGGGACACCGTTTTGGGTGATTGTGCGTTGTAAGAGATCAATAACTAGCGGATACGAAGTATTGACATTTGAAAAGTTCATTCGTGAACCTGTAACGGTATCCCAAATTGCTCCGCTTGCGCTAGGGCTTGCAATAGTAATAGCAGGGCAGGTAGCCGCCCAACCGTTATTAGCCAAGGCTACGCCAGTAGTTCCAGATGCGGTTTTGGCAGTATCGTCATAATAGCGAGGATCTGGGAAATAGAACTCAACCTGTACGGCAATATAGCCAAATGTGTAATCTGGATCAACGGGCGTAGTGATATTGCGAACGCGACCCCACATACGCTTGATGCCGTTAATTGTTGTATCTGAATAAGATTCAGAATTTAACTGATATTGGAAAAGGTTAAGGGTTGTATCTGAAGGCTGAGAACCCTGATAAGGGTCAGGATAAAGACCTTGAACCTGCGGGGTCATAGCAACTCTGAAATCACGCAAATATGATTGAGCGCTCTTATTGGAATCGCCAATAATAAGCATATTAAAAGTTACTGTGCGACCTTCAAAGAAATCTCTACCTGAGTACGCGCCATCAATATAGCCCCGGTTATCATCCTGAACGCGAAGCGCTGGAGTGCCTAGACCATCAATGCTCTCTACAATGTAAGGAGTTCCTGAACCAAAAGCAACGCCTCTAAATTGAAATTGATATGTTCCAAGAGTCATATTACTTCCTTAGAGGCTGGTTTTGAGTAGCAACTTTAGCAGATGCTTTACTTCCATCTACATATACATTGATGTTAGTTGATGAACTTCCACCAACTGTAAGTTTTTCCATTTTCTTAATAGAAGTTTTTTTACCGCCAGCAGTAGAAACGGCAGGTGGTTTCTTTCCGCTATCAATGCTTCCACCAGCAGCATATTTTGTAGAGGCTGCAAGATCAGCAGCAGATGTTGAATGTGCAGCGTTCCAAGCGGCTAATCTCTGTTGATACTCTGCCATAGCAGCCGCGCCACCCTTGCCTCCAATTTTAGGCATAGTAGGCTTTGCGTTGCTCTTTCCTGCTTCATAAAATCCAAGACCAACTGCTGCGCCAATTCCAGCCATTGCCGCACCTACACCAGCAGTACCGCCTAGAAGTAATTTAAGTGTTGATCCCGGAAGAGCAGTAAATCCTAAAACGGCTTCCGCTTCTGCACCCAAAGCAGCGGCGGTTCTTAAAAGACCTATTTCTGCAATGATAGTTTTAATTGCAGTAATAATTCCAACTATTTTTGGTGCTGCCCAAATTCCAGCAAGGGCAGTAACTAACCCAGTTACCAATCCCTTGTTATCGCTAATGACACCAAAGAAACCTTTTAGCCCCGGTATTCCAGTTCCGTTAATCCAAGTCATTACCTTATTAAGTGCTGGAACTAATCCAGTTCCTACTTGAACCTCAAGATTTTGGAAATTTGCTTGAGCGGTTTGTAGGCTTCCCGCAAGGGTTTTGCTAAATGCGGTTGCAGATCCGTGTGCGCGATCTTCTACGGCTTTAAGAATTTGCTCAAGCGAAGCACCCTTTGGCAAAGTCTTTCCAATAGCAATACCAAGATCACCAAGACCTTTTGCTTGACCAATAGTTGCGCGAGCCAAAAGCGTTGCAGCATCGGCAAGAGATATTTGCTTGTAACGAGCAAGGTCTGCCGCTACGCTGAGAGTATCAAGAGCAGTTTTAGGATTACGGCTTGCCGCAGTTAAAGTTCCAAGAGCGCCATAAGTATCGGCAGTAGAGAATCCAAGATTACGCATAGCCGCATCAGCGCGATCAATATAAGGCTTGGCAACATCAAAACTAACGCCAGTATCTTTGATGGCAACCGAAAGTCTTGCTTGAGCAGTTTCTACTGTGTCTAATTGCTTAATACTTGATACGGCAAAAGCACCAAAAATTCCACCAAGACCAAGAAGGGCAGTTCCAGCATATTTAGAAGCAACTTGCATTTTGCCAAGAGCGCTGCTGGCAATAACGCCATTTTTTTCCATCTTAACAAGTTCTTTATTAACCTCGCCAAAGGATGCAATAGCCTCAGTAGCCTTTGCTTTGATCTCAAAGATTACTGGTGGAAAGAACTCTGCCATGATGCCTCCTAGAGAGCCAAGTGTTTGCGGATAATGTTAAGTGCTAAAGGTCTAAATCTTTCCCACGCTGGTTTCATGTATGGGAACTTTGTGCCAGAAGGCCAGTTGCCGCCGCCAAGTTCAACTCTGCGACCATAAATGATTGTTGGGCCAACTAACGCAGAATAGGTAGCAAAACCTTCACGCATTGGCTTGCCTTGAATAGATCGGCGCAGGTTACCTGTGCGGTTTTTAGGTGGCTTGCCTGATTCAGCCTTTTCACCTTTTTGGCGCTTGCCTTGAATTTGTTCTTTAGAAAGTTGAATGAGCGAAGTCATCATCTCATTACGAGCCATCATAGCACCGCGATCAATTTTGCCTTGAGCCTCAACAACTTTACGAAGGACTTCAGGGATGTTATTGCTCATTTCCACTTTCGACCTCCCTAGAAATCTTAAGTATTTTGAGAATCCAATCCACCATAAAAGCGGGTTGTTCATCTGTTTCTTGCGGAGTCCAGCCAAATTCTTTAGCGCACAAGTAATACAGGTATTCCTCATACGGGTAATCGTGTAACTCGCTTGAAGGATTACCTTCTAATACCCACTTTAAGCGTTCAAGTTTCCTAAAGGGCTATCAGGGTTGCTCTGGTTGGCTGGCGTATCTGAGAAATCTGGGAAGATTCCAGATTGAGCTTTAGCCGCTTCTGCTGCTAAAAAGTCATAATCAGGCATTGTCAGTTCATCTAGCGAAGCAATGTGAATTGACGGAATAATAAGATCAAATGACCATGACTCGACAAGAACCGCAATAAGTCCATCAGTCATAGACATAGCCTGAAGCAAGCCTTCTTGGTTATTGGCAGCCGCTACAACCTTCTTGCGATCTTTTACGCGAAGGGTTGATGGGTCGCGCATTACTACGGTGTTACCTGATGGGAGAGTAATACTTTTAGACATTGGTTTCCTTCCAACTTGCCTTCACAAAAATAGCCCGACTAGGGGAGGGAAGGCGGCTCCCCTAGCGGGATTCTATCGGTTACTGGAATGTTCCGCTTGGAAGAGCGTTCTGCAAAGTGAACTTTACAGGTGAGTATCCAGAGGTTGCACCAACATCTGTTGTGTTTCCAAGACCTTCGATATCTACGGTCACTTCAACATAGTCAGCGTTGCGCTCAATAGCGCCAGTTACATAAGCACCCTTTGAAAGAGTGAACTGAACCTGAGTTGCAGTTGCACCTGTTCCTGTTGAGAAGTTGAATGTAAGTGCTGGCTGAGTGTTTGTGATGTAGCGGGTAAGTTCTGCATCATCTTGCATGACGAAGGTGATCTTGCCCTTAGCGGTTAGCGCACCAACAAAGACCTGATAAGGAGATTGTGTATTGCCAACGCCCCAAATAGCCTCTGCCTTGCGAGAAAGATCAAGAGTTCCTGTGCGAACATAAGCAACCTGAGAACCGCCGATTGTTACTGTTCCAGTCCATACTTGAGTAGGAAGAACTGTTGAGAACGATGGGGCTGGAGCAGAAGTTGTAACTGATGGGAAACCCATAGCCTTAACTGTGTATTCCAACATTCCATCAGCGTTAAATGCCAAACCAAAATCTGTGATCTGAGCGCCCGGATACTGGCGTGTGTTTGCTGAGTAGAAGTCTGTGATTGTAAGAGCCTTTGGCTGAGCATCGCCAGTTGTTCCAACTGCGTTCTTAAGCGCAATAGCGTGTGTGTAAGGAGCGCTTGAACCTGTTGTGGTTACATCGCCAAGGATACCTGCAACCCAGTAGCCGATTGTGTCTGCAAAGACTGGCCCACCAAAATCAACGGTAGTGTGGCGGCGGCCTTGGACATACTGATAGTTCTCAACAAGTGAGCCACGAAGCCCTGTATCGTAGAGAGGATCAATCATATCTACTGGCTTAAATGTATTCATGGTAACTGGCACAAAGTTTGTAGCCGTTACGGGTGTTCCTTTTGTCGTTTCTAGGGCAACGCCTAAATACGACTTAACGGATGGTTGTGCTAGTGCCATTATTCATCTCCTACTGTTGGCTTGGACTTGGTTGGCTTTGATGAAACATTTGCTGCGCTGAAATCTTCAGGTGCTTCAAAGGTGTCACCGGGTTGAACTGTTACTGCGATACTTGGGAAAACTCGCTCATCTGAGCCTGTATAAGTGAACTGCATGATTTCTCCTATGCGTTGATTACTTGGGTAACATCAAATCGAACAACCGCCCAAGTTTCGGTAGCAGTACCATTGGTGGACATTGGTTCGCCGTAAGATGTGTTAATGACTGGTTCTGCCGCTTGCCATACAAGTACGCCTGACTTATCGCCGAATTGGTGATCTGAGCGAAGGCGGTTCTTGAGGTTGTCTATCACTCGGTCAAAGTCAGCCATAGCATCCTCGGCATCGTTTTCTAGCGAATGATGGAAGAGCTGAATTGCTACTGAGTAATCAACCTTCTTGATACCCGTAGCCGCACCTGCTGAGGTATAGCCACCCAAGCCGATACGAGTTTCGGTTTCTGACTCAATAAAGACTACGGCAGCGCAACGGCTTCTCTGAGAAGGTAGGGCATTGACCTCAAAGTTAATACGCTTAGGAAACGAGGTAAAGACCTGATTGATGCCATCTACCTGTGGTGGCTTGATGAAGGTGGCAATAGTATCTCGGGCTTCTTTGCGACCTACTGCCATTATCTGACCCTACGATAAGGGGTAAGGAGTTCTTTAGCGAGCGCAATATCTTCGCCCATCTTATCCTTGCCCGCAACAGTTTGACCTGCGGTATTTGAGATCGCCATAGTCATTGAGGAATCGCCACGAACCTTGAGCATTGCAGTAGTCACCAAGATCGCTGCTTCTTTGACGGCTGGCGGTAGTGCTGAGATTGAAACGCCGGTTCCGTGTGAGTAAGCCAAAGGCGAGGCAAGGGCTACTGTGGAATTGCCGTAGGTGTGGTTGCTGGCGATTGTGACTAACTCTGAGTTGAA